TCATCCATTCCACCGGCTCTTCGCGGCGCGCACATCGATGTGCGTGAAGCCGCTGTAAATGCCGATGCCGCCGGTGCTCTTCAGCAGCGTTTCAGCGTAGGCCGCCACCTTGGCCGGCGCCACGCCGGCCACAACGATGTCCGCCGCCATTCCATACAGGTGCTGGCTGGTGGCGCTGCCGGACACCTTCTTGTTGTGGCTCACGGTGCGGTAGCCGCTGTTCACGGTCACCGGCTTGCCGAAGTGGACGCGGATCTGCTCCAGCACCTCCGCCAGCGCAGGCGCAATGAACACCACATCGCTGCCATCCTGACAGGCAAACTCCCGCACGCGGAAGTGAGCCGCCACCTTGTCCGCGCCATTTCTGGCAAGGGAGTAAACTTTGACCACTGCGCCGTTCATTCTCCGACGCCTCCTTCCACATACGCCCGGATGCTCTCGTTCTGTGCCAGAATTTCCTCCATTTCAACGAGGGCGTCGCTCACCATTGCTTTGAAACGCTCAAAGGGCAGCAGCTTGGCCACCCACGGGAAGCGTGCCACAAACAAATCGTATACATAGCGCAGCTTCAGCTCTCCGGTACCGCCGCCAAGTTCTGCCTCTGCCTCCATGACCGCGCCCAGCAGCCACTCCCGCACAGCCATCAGCTGCGCCTCGGTGGGCAGCCGGAAAAAGCGGCAGATCAGCAGCGCCAGCACGATCAGAAGCACCACCAGCGCAAAAATGATGTACCAGTTATCAAGGATGAATTCCATTACTCTTCTCCTCCTGTCGAATTGTTCTTTCCAAAGATGAATCCGTCATTGTGCTCGAACACATTTCCAAGCACCTTCAGCGCCGTCACGCCAAGGATGGTATTGATGGCAGGCTCGGAAAGCTCTGCCATCGTATATACCTGCCCAAGTCGCACCGTCGAATAGATGGCGAGGCCGTAGGAGATAAACACCCACACGATGGCGCTCACCTGTGCCGCCACGAACAGCATCCGCGTGATGGACTTCGTTGCGGCATCTGTCAGTCGTTTTCCTTTCATAGGCCCCTCCATCACATCGGAGTCAGGACTTTCCAATTGCTGGACCAGCCCTTGTTGTTGATGCCTGTCCATCGGTTGCCGAGCGTCAGCATGGACATATAATGCCACCATTCCACATTTGCGACATTGTTACGCTTGCGAATCGTGACCGGGCCGTATCCATTGGCTGCGCCTTCAGCCACAGCAAGGTCTTTGAACTCCGCGTAAACGGCCGGGAACATAGTGTCGTTGACCCAGAAACTGCAGTCCGCATTGTTCGGCATCGTGGACACGATGGTGGTCAGAGTGTCATCGTTCACGCAGCCAAAGGCCGTGGGAGAGGCATACGAGGGAAACGCATAGGTCGCCTTAACCTCCGCCCGCAGGCTTTCGATAGCTGCGGGCAGCGCAGAGGCGTCCAGCTTGCTGCTTACCGACTTGGTGAGGGTATCGATCAGCCCCTTCAAAACAACGCCCTGTGCGGCGCTTAAAGGCTTATTTGATACATTCGTAGTCAGGTTGTTCACGATATCCGTCACGCTGACCTTGCCAGTCGTCACCTGCTCGATCAACTCACGGTTATCTTTGATGTACGCAACGACCTCGGCCATCTGATCCAGCGTGGTATCATCGGAATTCGCCAGCGCATTGAGCCGGTCGGTGAGGGCGGAAATCAGGATGCGGATATCACCGTGGGCATCTGCAGCGGTATTGTGCGCTGCGACCGGCGCATCGACATCCGGCTCGGGGATTTTCGCGATCTGATCGTCCGTATAGGTGTTGGCAGAACGCAAGGTTTCGCCGACGGATTCGACCACACTTGCGGCGAGGGCGCCGATCTCACCGTGCAGCACAACACCCTGTGCGGCACTCAACGGCTTATTGGACACATTGGTGGTCAGATTGTCGATGATGTCGGATACACTCACCTTTCCGGTGGTGATCTGCTCGATCAGATCCCGGTTGTCCTTGATATAGGCAACCACTTCTGCCATCTGGTCGAGGGTGGTATCGTCAGAGTTGGCCAGTGCGTTCAGGCGCTCCGTCAGGCCGACGATCAGAAGTCGAATGTCGTTGTGGGCGTCGGCTGCCGTGTTATGGGTAGCTGTGGTTCCCTCCGGATCAGCCTTGACCTCTGCTGCCGTGTAGGGCGGCTTCGTGGGCTGCAGCGCCCAGTTGGGGACATCCCCGGCTTTCAGGTAATTGCCTGCCGGTGCCTTGCCCGCCAGCGCCGCTTCCAACCCAGTAATCGCACTGATGGGGTGCTGATTGGGGGCATCGCGGTCGGTCAGCTGACTATGGACGGAAGTCCCGCCCGGGTTCGGATCCTCGCCGCCAGCATTGACCACGACGATATCCTTTGCAGACATCTCAAAACTCTGATCGTCCTCCGCCATCTGCATATAGTACTTCTCTGTCATTTCAGTGCCTCCTTATGCTGGGCATCCTCGACATAGATGAGCGCTGGACCAATATGCCCGGAGGTTCCATCCGCGTTGAGGAAGTGGATCTCCGCAGAGGCAACACCGGGGGCAAAGGATCCCGTTTCCTCCTGCGTGAGTTTGATGCTCCAGAAATAGTCCCCTGTCGTCAGGTCCTCCTCGGTTTTTTCGAGCACGATCTTTCCGTCCTGCTCGTATGTCAAAACAGCCTTGCTGACCAGACTGGTGGGGAAGGGGGCGTGAAATTCGTGGGTAGGCGTAGAAAATCTTTTCATCTACATACCTCCTCTATCGGTTGATCAGGTGGTTTTGCAGCTCCTCTTTGGCGTTCTGCATTTGGGTGATATTGTTGCCGTCGATGCCGTGATCCAGCAGGGCCAGCAGAGCGCGCTGAGAGGCACGGTTTCCGTCGTCGATGTTGTCGAGATGTTTTTTATCGTTGGAGAGTTTGGTGTCCACACCCTTGCGCCACTCTTCCCACTCTTTCCAGCGAGCATCCTCTTGCTCACCGGGCGCCTTCGCAGCCCGAACTATCTTGGCGATCTTCTCGGCCGCATTTGCCAAAAGCACGATGGCAGAAGCTGCGCCTAGCAGGTAGGTCCACATTTCTGTGTCCATCAGCCAGGTACCTCCTCGAAGGCTTCGCCGGTGATCTGCTCGTACTGCTCTGCGGTGATCCAACCCTTCTTCACGGCGTTTTCCACGAGGGTCTTGTCGCCGGTCTTGGCGTACAGTCGCTTAATGGTTTCAAACATATTCTTTACCTCCTTAACCCCGCAGGCTCTCCATGACCAGCACGTCGACGGTGTCGGTCAAGGAAGCAATCTGGCTCTCCTGATAGGTGCGCTGACCCATAGAAACGGTGATGCGATCCTCGATCACGGCGGCGGTGTTCTCGGTGGCGGGCACAACCTCCACGGCCTCCTTTTTCAGGCTGGCGCGGACGGTGTACGCCTTGTGGATGTTCTCCGTGCCATTGTCCTCCACGATGTTGATGGACTCACAGGCAACAGGGGAGAAAGCCGCATAACGTGGGCCATAGTGCGGTCACGGACTTTCTTTCGGTCTGTCTCCAGAGAGAAGAAACCCACTTTGTACCGCTGTGCCATACGATAGGCCATCATCAGCGACAGGGCGGTCTTTCCGCTGGAAGGCTCGCCGCCGATCACAATGACATCGCCTCGCTCGATATAACTTCCTGAATCGATCTCCCGAATGCCGGTGCTTATGTACTCTACGGCATCAGGATCTTCCTGACTGGTGAAAAAATCGTCCAGCATATCCCGGGCGGTCCACGCAACGAGTTTTCTGCCGTCGGCAAGTAACTGGCCAAGGTCTGCGGACAACGGACGGCAATCGTCTAGTGTGGTGGCCACCAGCATCTTGTCAGCAAGTGATCGGATACGCTCCAGAGTTGCTTGCTCGTGCATCCGGCTGGCATAAGCCTCCCAGTTGGCAGATGTCGGCGTGATCTCCATCAATTCCCGCAGGTAGTTGGTGTACTGTGAACCGATTTTATCCCGGACGGTAATGGCGTCCACAGGTTCGCCGGAGCGGAAGAGTTTGCGGATTGCCTGGAAGATCATTCGGTTGGTGGCGTTCATAAAGTCCTGCGGATCCACGCGGGAGACTGCGGCTTTGACAATGCGGTCATCGATCAGCAAGGAGCCGAGGACGGCGTTTTCTGCGTCCAACTGGTGATCCAGACGCTCCTCGCTGTTTACTGCTGCCATCCGTAACCCTCCCTTCTGGGAGCATCATCCCTTGTGGCAAGGGGAGGGGGGAGGCCTTCGGCATCTTCCCACCGTGCGTTGTTCAGATAGGTGCTGGCGTAGGGGATGCCGACACCGGCTTTCCACGAATCTGTCAGAAGCTGCCGTTGCAGCGCTCGACCGATGCGGGCGATCAGACCTTCGTCAGGCTTTAACTTGTCCCACGCACGGATAGCACCCTGACGATCCTCCGGACGCACCTTCGTCCGGTAGAACTCCCAAAACGCCTCGAAGCGATCCGGATTCCAGTCTGCGCTCTTCTTCGGCTCGGTCCGCTTCCTAGGCTTGCGCCCCTTCGCAGGGGTACCCTGCACACCATCCCCCTTGGGGGGATTATAGGGGGGTATATATTCTGTTATATTATTCTGGTCGCCAATTTTGGCGACACCCCCTAGCCAATTTTGGCGACACCCCATGTCGCCAATTTTGGCGATACCCCCCGCTACAATCTGCCCTACATAGATGCGCCGCTCTTGACCGGTCTTGGAGGAAACCATCTCGATACGGATCAGATCCAACTCCTGCATCTGTGCGATCAGGCGGCTCACCGTGCGCTCGCCCCAGCGAAACTGGCTTGCCAAATATTTGTTTGAAGCCCAGCAGTATCCGGTTTGATCTGCCAGTGCGGTGATCTCTCCGTACAGCAATTTTGCGTTTGGGGCCAACGTGGCGTGATAGCGGACATTGGCCGGAATGACTGCAAAATATGCAGGGCTCCGGGTATTCTCTGACAAGCGCTCACCCTCTCTCGATTTTGTCGATCAGCCAGAACACCGGCAGCACACAAGTACCGACGCCGACGGTCATAAAAAACAGAACCCATCCGCTCACAGAGAGGCACCTCCCCTCTGGACACAAATAAGGCTTGCTTTTTCGGCTGAATGTGATATAATATTTCTGCAATCGTTCTTGTGACTTTTGTCCTTGAACATAGACCGCTTCGATGTGTCCGCATCGGGGCGGTCTTTTTTTGCGCCCTCGTCAATGAATTTCAGCTGCAGCGCCGCGCGGACGATGCCGTCTAATTCGTCCAGAATTCCCTCGAAGGCAGGGCGCTCTTCCTCGGAGATCACGCCATCCTCTGCGATCCGAAGCAGTTGCCTGTCCCGGCGCTGATCGGCAAAGTCCAGCACACTGTTGATCAGTCGGATAACTGCCGGCTGCAGCGTCTGCACTGTGATACCGACGGGCAGCACCCCCAGCATCTCGCTGGTGCCTTTCAGGTGCTCCAGAGCCAGCCAGGGCGTTCTGTAAGCCTCGGCCATATGCACCACTACTGTATTGGGCGGTATGCGCAGGCCTGTTTCATAAGCCTTCAGGCTCTCCGGAGAGATGTCCAGTTGCTCTGCGGCCCGTTCCTGACTCAATCCGGTAGGCTTTCTGGCTGCTTGATAGCAATTTGTGTAGTTTCCCGGCATGGTGGTTACACTCCTTTTTGTGTTATGGTTTTCTCAGGCAGTTGGCGGTTACCAAGCAGCCCCCGGCAGTAGTTCAAGAAACCCTCCTTGGGGATCTTCACCCGTGAGCCGATGCAGATGGTAGGGAAGCCTAGCAGATCCGGCCGCTCACGCGCCTGCATCCGCAGTTCCTGCGGATCGGCATTCAACACAGCTGCCACGATACAGGGGGACAGCATTTCCCGCTCCATGGCTTCGATTTCTTTCAGGGTCATATACAGAACTCCTTTCTGTTGGTAGGGGGGAGGTGCACCCATCTGACGGTATAGAACCGCCGAAGGCGGGCAACATCTTCACGGGACGAGTAATTTCCAATGAACCAAGTCTTTCCCGCCATTGTGAGCAGCCGGCCTACCTCGAAGCGTTCGCTTCGATTTGCGGACTTGGGAATAAGGTGCAGGCAAATCAACTCGTCATCAAAGGGGCCGTAAATACGCCTGCTGCGTAGATCCAGTGTATGCCAGTTGTTCGGTTCCACAAGGATCCTCCTTTCCTTATGCGGTGGTTTCTTCTCGGCCGAACAGGGCGTCGATGGTACAGCCCAGCACATCGGCCAGCTTGCGCAGCTGATCGGATGCAGGAAGATTTGCCCCGGTTTCCCAGTTGCACACTGCGGTCTGCCCAACACCCATCAAGTCTGCGAGCTGACGCTGAGTCATTCCTGCGGCTTTTCTAAGTTCTCTGATTTTCAATATTTCACCCCTTTCTTTTTGGTATATCAAGTTTGCTGATATGATACTATATCAGTTTTGCTGAAATGTCAACAACAAATTCTCGTTTTGCTGATATTTGTTGATATGAGATTTTATATCAGGTAAACTGATTTCGGAAGGTGATGTCAGTGAAAAATAGAATTAGAGATCTCCGTGAAGAAAAACAACTTAAGCAGTCTGAACTTGCGGCCATACTTGGAGTTCGCCAAAATACCCTGTCAACCTGGGAGACAGGACGATACGAACCAGATGGTGAAATGTTGCAAAAAATTGCTGACTACTTTGGGGTTACCGTCGATTATGTCCTCGGTATTACCCAGGTAAGAAACCTTCCTGGATCCCAGATTGGTATGCTTCGCGTAATTAGACTTATGCGAACAATTGAGCAGATGGATATCTCGCAAGTCGATGAAACGCAAAACTACGCAGACAACATCCTCGCAGGGGAAGTGAATGCGAGAAAAGCAATTCGCGTTCCCGTCCTGGGTGATGTGGCCGCTGGTATCCCCATCGAAGCGGTGGAGGATATAGTGGACTATGAAGAGATTGACGCAGCTATGGCGGCCACCGGCGACTTCTTTGGCCTGCGGATCAAAGGCGCCAGTATGGAGCCGCGGATCCGTGAAGGAGATGTTGTCATCGTCCGCAAGCAGGATGATGCCAACACCGGTGACACCGCTGTGATTCTGGTCAACGGAGACAGCGCCACCGTCAAACGCATCAAGAAGGAGCCGGACGGCGGCCTCTGGCTGCTGCCAAATAACCCGACCTATGATCCACAGCATTTTTCGCCCGTCGAAGTGGCTGAAAAGCCCGTTCGCATCATTGGGCGCATAGTCGAACTGCGCGGCAAATTCTAACCAGCTATATAATTGGTGAGAATTGGGGCAAAATAAAACCGCCCCGGCGAGCGCCGGAGCGGTAATGCGAAAT